CATGTATCCCGAATCATGAAGTCATGCAATCCATCTAAGGTGCATGTTCTTTACACAGATACTGACGTGCTTAAGCATGAAGTCTTTGAGCAAGGGCAAGACGTAGTAATCTCGTTCTACTCAGGTGGTGGTACTCATATGCCAGCAGGTTTTGATTACTGTGCAGAGCATAATATCGAGCCTGATGTATTTGTATGCTTGACCGACGGCTATACGGATTTCGGTGAAGAGCCTGACTTCCCTGTTGTATGGTGTATTAGTTCAGATATAAAAGCACCGCATGGCGAGAACATCCACTTTGAAATGGAGTAACTATGGATATACCAAACGAGGTTGTAATCGAAACACTCAAACGCAGAATCCAAAACTTACAAAACGACTTAGAGATTCTCAAAGCTAAGTTCTCACAGTTGCAAGGGTTCATGTTAGACAACGGATATGCTTCTGAGTACGAGGCATGGAGAGTAGGTAAACGTATACAAGGGGAGGAAGTATGTTGAGTTTATTAACTGCGTTCTTTTTAGCCCACGGAGACGCAAGCTGGTATTGGTGGGTGTTTTGGGTAGTGTTTGCTTTTATGGAGTTCTTAAAACATATACAGGAGAATTAGATGGAACAACAACCAATCCCATTCGTAGGGTGGGTACAAGTAGATAAGGAAGATACCGAGGACATGTTGAGGCAACAGCTACATACATTAACCGAGGAAAACATGCGACTCAAATCAGTAATTCATGATCTAGAGTCTAAACTTTATGGAGGATCGGTTTTATGAAAAACTTACTACTTACTGACGAACACAAAGAACTAATAGATAAGCACAGAGAGATAAACGTAAACCACGAATGGTGGGATTACACTTACGAATCTTGGGCTGAGAAGTTAATTGAAAAAGGCATCGAGCCTAAAGACTTTGCTTTTAGCGGATTTTATTCGCAAGGCGACGGGGCGTCTTTTACTGGAAACTTAAACTTATTACAGTTCATACGAGCACACAACTTAGAACAGGAGTTTCCTGCGGCGACATTCTTTGCTGATGATTATTTAACAGCCTCGTTATTTAGAGGATCAAGCCGTTACTCACATGAGCATACAGTAAATATATCGCTTGACCACAATTACCTTAATGACTTTGATGAAGATGATCTAAGGGCTAGCGTGTATGACACCATGAACGATGAACTCAGCGATGAGTGGAATAGATTAGAGGAAACCCTAATTGACACTTGTCGTGGGTATATGAGAGCCTTATATTCCGACTTACGAAAAGAATATGAGTATCTTACTAGCGATGAAGCAGTATATGAAGCACTAGAAGCAAACGATTTATTAACCGAAGTAACTCACTAACTAAAGGAGAATTAACATGGCATTTGTAGGCATATCAAAAGACTTTATGGAGCGTGTAAAAAGTAAGATTAACAACATGCACCAAGCAGAAATTAAAACCTTAGGGGAGGTTCCAACTATATCAATTACTGATCGTGAACCTTGGGTACTTAAAGCCTTGTGGGGCGATCATGTACATTTAATAGATCAGATGCCTGAGAATTGGATGCAAAAACTTCAAGAAGTTAGGTTAAAAGTTGAGGTCGACAATCCTAACCTTCTCGACAAATCAGATAGGCAGTTTAGCTTTAAGGTTAACCCCCCTTCAAAAATTGTTGCTCCTCCTAATTTTAATTGGTACGACGAAACTTCTGCTCCAGCAGACTGCCCTCAGATTGCACCCGTCGTGGAGTATGCTACTAAGTTCAAGGAAATCCAAGTTCGTTGGATTAACGTAACAGCACAGGTTACTCAGTTCTTACATTCGTGTAAGTCAGCTAACGAAGCGGTCAAGCTATGGCCTGACATCAAGATGTATTTTGACCAACACGATGTTCAACGTCTTGAAGTTAAAACTGTTCGTAGTGGAACTGCTGAGTCCGAAGGTGCTAAGAAATTGGCAGAACTTGATACATCTAGCCTAACAAGTGCAGCAATTATTGCCCGGATGTCAGGAGCTACAGTTTAAATGCAATACAAGTATTTAATTTATGACGATGAGGGTAGTCCGATGAGGTGGGTCTGCACCAAAGCCGAGGCACAAGAAGTGGTAGCCATTCGGGAGGGGTGGAGCTTCACCTATCATCAACCGCCCTCGACAAAACAAGAAACTACTTTTGAGGAAGCCCCATTTTGAAAGACGATACCCAAACCCGCTTGACCCGCATAGAGTCAAGACTTGTTCAAATCATGCTACACCTTGGCATGGATCCATATAGAAAGATGTATACCGCAAATGCTAGTGAACCACATAATCCAGACCCAGCAAGTTTTAGCCTTAATTCACAAAGCGGAGTCAATACACAAGAGAGCAAGCAATACATACCTAAATGGATTGATTAACTCTTGCGTCTCAATATTGGTCTTATACCTAAGGCATCCGTCACCACGGGTAACTTTACAACAGTTGAAGATCATAAATGAGTTGCGTCAATTTGTAGAAGCTGATAACATACACACCTCATTATCACAGGAGATACAACAATGAGTACATGGGAAGCAACAAATAAATTAGAAACCCTAGTTTATAAAATATCAAATGCCGCAGATGTATTGGAGATGATTGCAGTCGAAGAGCAAGACCCCACATCAGGTGCTCTTTGGTTTATACGAGATAGCCTTAAATCCTTAGCTAAGGAATACGAGCATGAAGTAGAAGAACTTTATCGACTACACATGCAAGAGCAAAAAGCTGGGAAACCAAAAAAGGAGAAGAAATGATTTTAGTAAGAAAGTGTGTAGAACATAAAGATGGTTCAGCTACAGTTACATTTGATTTTGAGAAAGAAGACCATGCCATACTTCTGCGCCATGGATTAGTGGCTTTACTTACCCTTGGGGCAAAGATGTACGAGCCTAAATTAAATAAAAAAGCGGTTAAAATAACTAAAAGAGCAAAGTGAACTACATTAAATGGACAGGAACTTTTCTTTGTTTGGCAGGCATTGGCTTTACGAGCTTCAATATCTACCCGATAAATATTTTCCTCAGTTTGATTGGTAGTGCTCTGTGGACTTACGCAGGTTTTAAGCAAAAAGACCACGCTCTTCTTTTAGTGGAACTGGTCGCAGTTCTTTTTTATTTAGCAGGTGTGTTTACTTGGATATACAAATGAAGGATTATGCAGAATACGCATTGAGCGTTAAAAAAAGAGAAAAAGAAATATATGACTTAGTACAAAAACGAAAGTACAAAGAAGCAGAAGCGCTGGCAGGCGAGTTGTTAATAGATGTAAGACAAATGTGGGTTTGGTTAATCCACGCACAGGAGAGCAATAATGAGCCGATTGGTAACGTTGGATTTCGAGACGTATTATGATAAGGAATACAGCTTATCTAAGATGACCACCGAGGCTTACATTCGTGATGAACGATTTGAAGTCATTGGTGTTGCAGTTAAAGTCAACGACTATCCTACGGACTGGTTTAGCGGTTCGATGGATGAAATTAAGAAGTGGCTAAAAGCACTTGATTGGAGTAATGCATATTTACTTTGCCATCACACGGCTTTTGACGGGGCTATCTTAAAGTGGCGGTTTGGCATAGAGCCTAAGTTTTACTTAGATACATTGTCTATGTCCCGCCCTTTAACAGGGCTTTCAGTTGGTGGTTCCCTGGCAGCGCTATCTAAGTTCTATAACATCGGTAAAAAAGGTACGGAAGTTATTAATGCACTTGGTAAGAAGCGCGTTGACTTCACGAGTGTAGACCTAGAGCAGTACGGCAACTACTGTAAAAATGATACGGAACTTACGCACACTTTGTTCAAGATCCTAAAAGAGGAAGTGCCAAATAAAGAACTGTATGTTATAGACTTAATGCTTCGGATGTTTATTGACCCGACATTGGAGCTAGATGCAAACGTTCTTGCAGAGCATTTAACCAAGGTACAGCTTAAAAAAGAGCTCCTTATGGCTAAGATTGACCAATCAATTGGTCGAGATGCCTTGATGTCTAACCCTCAATTTGCCGAGGTATTAAAGAAGTTAGGGGTTGAACCACCTACAAAAATTAGTTTACGAACAGGAAAGGAAGCATATGCGTTTGGGAAGACAGACACGGCGTTCAAAGCGTTACTCGATCACAACGACGAAAGAGTTCAAGCCGTTGTGTCGGCGCGACTTGGAATCAAGAGTACTTTGGAAGAAACTAGAACGGCTTCGTTTATCGGAATTTCGCAAAGGGGTTCGCTCCCAATCATGCTTAATTACTATGGGGCACACACTGGTCGTGCTTCAGGCGGAGACAAGATCAATTTACAAAATCTACCACGGGGCGGCGAGTTACGTAAAAGCATTAAAGCACCCAAGGGGCACTTACTTGTTGCATCAGATTCAGCGCAAATTGAAGCCAGGGTGGTTGCATGGTTGGCGGGCGAAGAAGATCTTGTCCAAGACTTTAAACAGAACGTAGATATTTATTCTAAATTTGCAACGGAGGTATATGGTTACGCTATTCAGAAGGAAACGCATCCAACAGAAAGGTTCGTTGGAAAGACCTGCATTTTGGGGCTCGGTTACGGCATGGGTGCGGAAAAGTTTAAAGGCACTCTTAAAATAGGGGTAGGCGGTATATCGGTAGACTTACCTTTATCAGAGTCTCAACGGGTTGTTAAGTTGTACCGAGACAAATACCCATACATAGCAGGCTTGTGGAAGCAGGGGCAAGAGGCTCTTGAAGCCATGATTGCAGGCAATGAGTACTATCTAAGCGACAAATTACAGCTTAAATGTGTAGACAATAAGATATGGTTGCCCAACGGCATGTTCGTAAACTACCCAAACCTACGCAAGGCAGGCAATGAGTTCTTATATGACTCCCGTTACGGGGCAAACAAAATCTATGGCGGTAAAGTTATAGAGAATGTGGTTCAAGCGTTGGCTAGGATTGTTGTCTTTGACCAAATGGCTAAGATTGACCAACAGTTCCGTAAGCGAGACAAAAAGTCAGAGCGGTATAAAGTTTGTTTAACTGTACATGACGAGGTTGTAGCAGTAGTTCCTGAGTCAAATGTAGAAAAAGCCAAAGAGTTTATGGAAAAAGTAATGGCTGTACCACCCCAATGGTGTAGTGATTTACCCGTATCCTGCGAAGCTAATTTTGGTAAGACCTATGGGGATTGCAAATAATGCAATACAGGAGTACGATGTCTTTACCGCACAAACTTTGATTTGCGGTATTACCCATTGGAGAGAATATGGCACTCACATCAGCATGGACTTTTTCAGGTTTAGAAAAGTTCGAAACTTGCCCTAGACAGTTCTACCATGTCAGGGTTAAACGAGATATAAAAGAGCCACCAACTGAGGCAACTAAGTGGGGCGAGCGTGTACATCAGGCATTAGAACTTAGAGTCACGCAAGGATTTAAACTGCCCGAAGGTATGGAGCAGTGGGAGGGTTTGGCAGCGAAGTTAGCAGAAGTACCGGGGCAAAAGCTAGCAGAGTATAAGCTAGCAGTTAATGACAGTTTTGAAGCCTGCGAATGGACAGAAGCATGGAGTCGTGGAATCGCAGACTTGATAATTGTTGCAGGTAAGAAAGCTATAAACCTTGACTATAAGACAGGCAAGCGGAAACCAACGGAGCAGTTAGCGTTGTATGCAGGATACACATTTGCCCACTTTCCTGAGGTAGAAGAGGTAGAAACAGGGTTTGTTTGGCTTAAAGATAAGAAGATCGACAAAGAAAAATTCACTCGGGAAGACATCCCTAAGATTTGGCAGGAATTCTTACCAAGGGTGATAAAATTAGAATCAGCTTATGAACGGGATTCTTGGCCTTGTAAACCATCAGGTTTATGTAAAGGGTGGTGTCCTGTTAAGACTTGTGATTACTACAAGGATAAGTAATAATGGCTCAGACACCGGAAGGCAAAGTAAAAGACGCTATCAAAAAGGTCTTAGATTCACATGGGTTTTGGCGAGCAGGAACAGCCCAACCTAAAAATGTCGAAGGCTGGTATTACATGCCAGTATCAAACGGGATGGGTGTACATGGTATACCTGACTTTGTTTGTTGCTGGAAAAGCAGGTTCTTCTGCATAGAAGCAAAAGCCTCAGGAGGCACTACAACGGCAAATCAAGAAGCAAGGCACAACGAAATTCGTGCCGCTAAAGGATGGGTGTTAGTTGTTGATAATATAGAAGTATTAGAGGAGTTTTTAAAAAATGCCCGACATAGTAGATAAGGCGAATGACTTGGTATCGTTAAGTGAAGAACTTGCGTTACGAGAAATCCGTTCTATGAAACCCGAAGCCGTATTCACAGGTGAATGCTTGTTATGCGGTGAAGATCTTGAGCCACCTAAAAGATGGTGCGATGCAGAACATCGTGACCGTTGGGAACTTGAAAGGAAACGCAAATGAACAAAGGCGGACCAACAAAAGCAGCTTACGACAAAGCATACAATGCTAAACCAGATCAGCTAAAGAAAAGAGCGGCTCGTAATGCGGCTCGTCGTGAGTTGATGGCTGACGGCAAAGTTAGTAAGGGCGATGGAAAAGATGTAGACCACAAAAAGCCACTCAAAAACGGAGGCACAAACGCTAAAA